TGTAGAGAGTTCGCGCTGGGGTACCGGCACGAGGAGCGCATGAGTTGGTGAGCTCAGAGCCTGCGCAAGAGGCATCCAAGGCATAGCCACGTCGGTCCTTCATGAGGACGAGGTCGTGGGTGTTACCAATCATGTCGTTGAGCGCCTCAGTGGTGCCGACATCCTGGGACAACTGGGTCCAGATTTGCATCCAGTCACCATATTGCCTGTCAATGCGCTGACCGCCAATCTCGAGCTCGACCGTCTTGATGAGACGGTGACCGATGTAGTTGAGCCATCGGAATCTGTTGAGCTGGGAGACTGAGGCAAAGTCAACTGCAGGTAGAACGACTTGGACGTATGTGCGGTACATCAAGTCGGCATTGCGGTTGATGACTGCAGTCACACGCTTGTTGAAGTCGGCCTGGCCGTTGAAGGTGACCTCAATGGACTCCATGGCGAAGTTTGTATGGCGCTTGTAAAGCACCTTCCAGAATGTAATCTGGGGATTGCCGGAAATGTAGATGTCCTGCGCACCGTAGCTGACAAGTTGAAGAAGACCACCACCCATATTGTTTGCTTAAGCACAAGAAAAATTATTTACAGGCTAGGGCGACGCACCATACTCTGACATATAGATGTCAAGTGTGTGGTTGTTAGTTTATGACCTCTTGCGATGACGGCGAGTTCTGCGACCCGCTCTAGGTGATGTAGGAGGTGTAGATTTCAGTTGGACTTTCTGAAACTCGTGAGTTGTTTGAGAAGGAGTCTTGATTCCTAAAGCCATCGGTTTTCTAAGTGTCTTGCGTGCATCCTGAAATACATCGGCACTTACATTAGATCCAGTCTCCAAATTAGGTGCAACGTTTTCATCTCCACCCCTGCGAAGACGGCGAGTTCTGAGTTGTCGTCTACGAAGAGTTCGTTTCATTATGTAGTTGTTAGATCATTTTTAAGCCTTGCTCAAGAGGTGGGCCCTCTTTGCACGGGCACGGAGAGTGGCCTTCTTACCAGTGGTCTTGAGTCCGTGTCCCTTGAGAACACGCTTCAAGGCCTTAGCAGAGGGACCCTTGCGAGTTCGTCGGCGTCCAGCAGATTGTTCCTCTCCCATAGCAGGTGCAGTGTAGTTTCCAGCAGGTGTAGTTCCAGGCATTTTGTTTAAAGCAGAGACAAACTTTCAGACTGAACGCGTTCATTTAAAAAAATGGACCCCATTGGAATCGGAGCAATTATTGGAATTTTAGTTGTAGGAGGATGGCTTGCATGGTTAGTTAGAAAGGATGCAAATCGGTTTAAGACGGGATTGGGTATGCCCAAATCACCTTCTAGTGAAAAATTGAATACGTTTGTTCCACATGAAGATCCTACTCCAGTATCATCTTAGGTGTGATATGCATTGCTTCCAACTCTTGCATCCACAACTTCATCGCATACGGGATGGTCTTCATGATAAAGTCCGTCTTGTTTCCACAGACACCGCACGCATAGATTCCTTCGACTGGGTTCACAACTGCCAGTGTTCCACATGATTTACAAAGACCTGTATTGAACGGGTCGGAAACATCCATCAGACGCTCCTTGGTAAACACCGAGATGCCGTGTGATAACATACAATCTCGTTCCATCTCACCTACACGCAATCCTCCATCACGTGATCTACCCTCACAAGGTTGTCGGGTCAGTGATACAATCGGTCCTCGTGCACGTGAATGCTTCTTATCAATGACCATGTGTTTGAGACGCTGATAGAAGGTAGGACCCATGAAGATCTCTGCTTGCATCATCTCACCTGTCTGACCATTGTAGAGAATCTCATTACCGTAAGGATGCATTCCTAAATCGATCATGTGTTTCTTGAGATCCTCCACCTTCAAGTGTGAATACGGTGTTCCATCTCCAAGTGTTCCTTTACGCACACCAATCTTACCAAAGATGTTCTCCATCAACTGAGCAATCGTCATACGTGATGGAACTGCGTGAGGGTTCATAATGATGTCTGGACGAAGACCGCTGGCCGTGAAAGGCATGTCTTCTTCTTCCATCAGCATTCCAATGGTTCCCTTCTGTCCATGACGAGAAGACACTTTGTCACCAATTTGTGGAATACGCTCAGATACGGTACGCACTTTGATGAACGGATATCCATCTGAATTCTTGTCCTGCCACACTCCGTCAATACGACATGGTTCTGAATTCTTGTGTGTTGTAGAAGCATCTCGGAATGCATATCCTGCTGCGTCATTTCGTAAGTTCACAACCTTACCGATAACTACATCATTCTCTTGAAGCACTGAGTTGATGATTGGAAGACCGGATTCAGAGATGGCTTCATAGGATGTGTTTTTATATTTGCGTGTTGCATGCTTTTGAGGTTTCATGAACTTCTCTTCACGACCGGATGTGACGTTACGATGCTCTTCGTCTTTATACATTCCATAGTAGAGTCCACGGAAGAATCCACGTTCAACTGCTGACTTGTTCATAATCACTGAATCCTCCTGATTGTATCCACCGTAACAAGCAATCGCTACAATTGCATTCATTCCGAAAGGCATTTCGTGCATCTTCAAAATATTCATGGCACGTGTTTCTACAATCGGTCGTGCAATGGAACAGAGAACATACGCGTTCTTGTCCAGACGTTTTGCAAAGTTGCCTGCGTAGATACACATGGCTTGCTTACCCATAGCAGACTGATAGGTATTACGAGGAGATTGATTATGGTCAGACAATGGAATCGTAGAAGCCATATGTCCTACAATCAATGACGGATGAATCTCATAGTGTGTATGAGAGGAGGTCAATTCATCGCGTGTCATTGCGATACGAAGCGTCTCGGATTCAGAGGGGTCAATGTAATCCACGCAGGATTCAACCCATTCATTCCAACTTGATCGATCTTTAGGAGGTTCAGCTCCCTTTCGGAACACCGGTCGAACACATCGTCCTCCATCGGTTTCAATTGAAATGCTGTTCATCATCGTATACCATGCAACTGAAATGTGTGGATGTAAGCGACGAGTTTGCTTTGCAAGTTTCAAGGATGAAACCACTTCATAGGGTTTGTTAGTATATCCAACCAATACTCCATTCACAGTGATAGAGGTTCCAGTATACACTTGAGGTTTTGAAATCCAAGTCAATCGTGCATCATCTTGCAAGAAGTGAAGTACAGTGCTTGAAGGAACATGTTGTGAAATTGAAGTCAGCAAACTCATGTTCTTGACAATACCTACTGAATGACCTTCTGGAGTTTCCACTGGACACATGAATCCCCAGGATGTGCCGTGGAGTTTACGAGGTGCCAATAACTTACCTGATTTTTCAACAGGAGTTTGAATACGTCTCAAGTGACTGATCGTTGCTGCATAGGACATACGACCTAAGACTTGAGAGACACCTACTTTGGATGCATTGGACATTGAAGAGACAGTGCCTAATCCTTGAACTGCAAAGTTACCTGTAGCCAATGCCTGCTTAAGTTTACCCTCAATGGCTGAGAGTTTGAGAATCTTGTAGAGGTTATTGGTATTCAAGATTTCCATTGGACGAGGAGCTTCACCTCGTTTCCAGGTATCGTTGTTTACTTCTTGCACAAACTCATTGCGAGTGTCATTGCAGACCTTTTGAAATAACTGACGGAACAGATGAGTCAACAAGGATCCAGTGGTCACCACACGTTTATTTGGATATGCATCTCGGTCATCCAAAGGAATCTGTTTGCAATAGGTCAGCAATAACCGTTGAATCATGGAACCCATCAGCATGGTTTTGCGTGCATTGTGAATCGGTGTTGTTGTCAATTCACCTGCGAATCGCACATGAGGTAAGAGTTCAGAGTTCAAGAGTTGACGGACATAGGCACATTTGTCCTCTTGATTGGTTCCATATTGCAAGTGGTTTGTCAAATATGAAATGGCTTCTTGCTGAGTGAAGATTCCAAGTTCAGATGCGTCACGGAAGGATGCAGCCAATAACTCTACGTGTGGATCATCCAACGATCCCCAGATGATTTGAGTGATCTCTTTATCAGTGAGAACACCGAGTGCACGGAAATACACGACTACTGGAATGTCTTCACGAAACCTTGGAACACATGCAGTCAGTGGATTACCGTATCCATTGAACTTGGAACTGATGCGAATCTCCAATTTCTTTGGAGGAAGAGTGAATGATTCGTGAAGTGACTTGATTTCAACCGAATACAAGTGCTTGGACGTTGACTTCTTGTTCTGGAAAATCATGATGCGATTGTCAGCCACTTTCTCTTGGCACAGAATCGTGCGTTCAGAACCGTGAATGATGAAGTATCCTAGAGGATCGTGTGCACATTCACCGTAGGCTTCTAGACTCAATGGATAGTCCTTAAGCAAACACAGACTGGATCCAAGCATGACTGGAATCTTGCCTAGACTGATGCCTTCAAACACTCGTGATTCCTCATCGTAGGTATCCAACAATGGACCCTTGTAGGTTCGTGCAATGAAACGGACATCCACATACATCTGTGCTGCATACGTAAAGTTGCGAATGCGTGCCTCCATAGGTAACATTGGTTTAACACGACCTGTGGCTTCTTGGATACGGGGTTTGATGTATGAAATGTTCTCAAACGATAACTTGAACTCATATTTGTACTTCTTGAGGGTCTCATCTTGTTCATGCCAGACAGTAATGGGAGGTGTTGACTGAATAATCAACGGAATCTTATTGCGAATAAAGTCCTCATACGAGTCCACCTGGTGATCTACCATTCTACGAACACCATTTGAGAAATACGAACGAACTGCTTCCCATTCAATTGACGACATGGTAATACTATGAGGTCCTGTTCGCTGTAAATATATCTATCCATTTTGAATAAGCATGTCCGGTGTCAAAATTCAAAAGGTGGATCATTCGGATCCTATTCCACCTCCTCAAGTAGCAAGTAGTCGCCACAAGTCAATGCGAACTTACCCACGTGGCGTCATGAAGGGTACGCGTTCTAAAAAAGATCCAATTGTAGGTGTGCGTGATCCTGCAAAACCACCACCTTACCGCAAAGGAACTCTAAAGATTCTCACTGAAAAGGGAGCCGCACTACGACGCAAAACAATCAAACAAAAAGTAAAAAGTATGTCCGATATCAAAGTTCGTGACCAACTTCGTAAATCAGGTCTTTCAGTGGATTCAAAAACACCGCCTCACATTGTTCGTGAAATTTTAGAAGGCGGTATGGAAGCTGGAATGATTGTCGCAAAGTAATGTAATTGTAATGACTTCTATTTGGGGACCACTTGGATGGATGACTTTACACTCTGTTGCGTCATGCTACCCTGATTCTCCAACACCTGCAGAACAAACACTGACGCAAGCCTGGTTAGATATGTTTCAATCGACCATCACATGTCCTAGTTGCAAAGAACATTTTGGAACTTCATTAGCAGCCTACCGACGAAACTATCCACAAATGTTATCGTCTAGACGTGACTTTTTACTCTTCACATTTCGGGTTCACAATTCTGTGAACCGGAGATTGAATAAACCTATTTATCCAACTGTTTCTGCGTGTTTTGAGGTATTGCGAACCAATGTAAAATCAAGACCCGCTAAAAACTATCGAACTGCATATTTGAACCATATCCAACGATTTTGGCGTACCATGCAAGATGCTTCTGGATTTGCTTCGTTGAAAAAGATTCAAGAAATGATCAAGATTGAAACTCAATATGTGCAAAAACATGAAAACAACTTTGAACAAGACATTCCGGAAGACACGGT